AGAACCGCATTATGGCGTGGAAGCAGCACCATAAGGTTAAGAGCCTCGACAAAAACATGATGGTGTTCCCCGTAGCCGTAGATTTAGACGTAGACGGGGTAGAGCAGATCGTAGCCGAGCTAGAGGCAAGCGGCTTTAAGCCCGATCTAGTGGTAGTCGATACGCTTAATAGGTTTATGGCAGGGGATGAGAACCGCTCTAACGAAACTAGGGCGATGATAAATAACTGCGCCAAGATACAAAGCCTATACGCCTGCTCAATGCTAGTGGTTCACCATACGGGTAATAGTGAAGACACCCAGCACCGAGCAAGGGGTAGCTCGGCATGGAAAGGGGCGCTGGATATTGAGATAAGCATTGCTCCTGCAAGCGAATCCGAGCCGATCAAAATTAAGCAGATGAAGAGCAAGGACTCGGAGCTAATCGCACCTATTTTTGCCGAGCTTCAAAGCGTTTATTTAGATGGGCAATTTGACGAGGACGGGGAGCAGATTAGCAGCGCCGTGATCGTTCAAACCGATGCACCGAACAAGAAAGCCGACAAGAAAGCCGAGCAACTAGCTAAGGATGAAGAGTGGTTTTTAGACGCTTGGAATGCTTCGGGAAGGGAGCCAGGAAGCACTGGCGGTAAGTATGTTTCGGTCTCATTTTTGCGCGATCACCTTATCACCTACGGGGCAACCGAAAGCGAAAATACAGCCGCAAAATGGGTCAAACCAAGCGCAAAAACGGGTCCCATCGCCAGAATGGTCGAAAGCGGGCTGTTGATGCACGAGGGGTACGGCTGGGTACTGAGAGAGGGTATGGACACAATTGTGAATAACTTGACAAAAGGTATGCAAAACAATGACTTATGATTTTAGGGTATTTTGTGAAATACCCCCATACCCTGGAATATACCCAAAAGGGGCAAGGCGAGGGGGTGTAGGGTAGTACCGTACCCCCCCTTTAGGAAAGGGGTACGAATACCCTACCCCCGCAGCGGCGAGATTGTTACCTATGAAAATGATCGAATTCAAAATAGATTTTTTATGGCAGGGGGAGGCATGTTTAGCCATAGCTTTGACCGATGGGGAAAAGGTGGAGGTGCTGGAAATTTTAGACTCGGATGGTGAGGTGCCAGTCGAACTTGATTGGGCTATGATTGAAACTATTGAAACGCTGGCTCGCTGCTTCTGGATGGATGAGCAAGCCACGTTCGAGCTTAACGGAGCAGAACATTGAAACGCGAACTAACTTACAAACCCCTGGCGGATTTAATCCCCTACGCGAATAACTCACGCACCCACTCGGATGAGCAGGTTGCTCAGGTTGCCGCGAGCATAAAAGAGTTTGGTTTTACTAATCCAATCTTGATTGACGAGAGTAACGGCATCGTAGCGGGCCACGGACGCGTTCTGGCGGCGAAAAAGCTTAAACTTGAGGAAGTGCCTTGCATTGAGCTAACGGGGCTTACAGAGGCTCAGAGGAAGGCGTACGTCATTGCGGATAATAAGCTGGCTTTGAATAGCAGCTGGGATGATGAGGCACTTAGGCTAGAGATCGAACATTTGGCCGAGCTGGATTTTGACTTGGGCTTGCTTGGTTTTGACGAGGTTGAGCTTGCCGAGCTGCGCTTTGATGATGACTGTGAAGTTGATATGCCAATGCTTGCCGATGGGGATAAGGAACCGTTTCAGCAAAAGACGTTCACCCTACACGATGAGCAGGCCGCCATTGTGGATGATGCAGTGACGCTCGCCAGGACTAACCCACTAGTCGATACTGGGTTAAACGAAAACAGCAACGGCAACGCACTGGCGCTTATTTGCCAGCAATGGCTGGAGGCTCAAAATGGCGAGTGCTAAGGATATTGTGATAAAGCCGATCTCGGCTAAGGCGGCGAATGATCTGGTCAAGCGGATTCACTACAGTGGCAAGGTTGTATCGAACAGTAATTTGCATTTTGGAGCATTCCTAAATGGACGGCTCGAAGGAGCAATGTCGTTCGGTTCACCAATGGATAAACGTAAGGTTTTAACTCTAGTTGAAGGCACTAAATGGAATGGAATGCTTGAGTTAAATCGCATGGCTTTCTCTGATGCGCTGCCAAAGAATAGTGAAAGTAGAGCAATGTCTATCGTGTTTCGTTTGATTAGAAAGCATTATCCTCATATAGATTGGATTTTATCGTTTAGCGATGGGGCGCAATGCGGGGATGGAACAATTTACAGAGCATCTGGTTTTCTCTTGACGCAGATTAAAACGAATTCAAGTCTATACGGAACGCCTTCAGGTGTTCCTATCGCAAGGATGACATGGGACAGCGCAACCCCTAAACAGCGAGTCAATATTGCGAAACAATACGGCTTCAAAGAATATTATGCTTCATGTTTTTTGGCGAAAACCGTAAAGATGAACAACTGCGAGCCATTGAAAGGCTACCAACTCCGCTATATCTATTTCCTAAATCCAAAAGCTAAAGAGCGGCTAACCGTTCCAATCCTGCCGTTCTCTAAAATTGACGAAATGGGCGCGGGAATGTATAAAGGGCAATCAAAGCGTGACAAGCAGGCTAATTCTGGCGACCAGTCAGAAAGCGGCGGGGCAGCACCGACCGTCACGCTCCAATCCTCCCCGCCTCTATCTAATGAGGTATCAGCTAATGGCTAAAGTAGGCAGAAAGCCTTTCGAGATAACCAGCGAGATTATAAGCAAGGTTGAAGGTTTAGCCGCGCAAGGTTTAACGCATGAGCAGATAGCGGATGTTCTCGGAATTAACAGGGCTACCCTGTTTGATAAGAAGGCAAAAAATCCCGACTTATCAGACGCTATAAAAAGAGGCCAGAGCAAAGGCGTGGCAACTATTGCCAACGCCCTATTCCAGAAGGCAAAGAACGGCGATAACACAGCGATGCTTTTCTACCTCAAGTGCCGGGCCGGGTGGCGCGAGCAAGAGGTAGAGACTAAAGAGCTTCCGCCTATTGTCATAAACACGTATGAACCTAACTAGACCGCAAAGCGCAATATTCCACGACACTAACCGCTTTCGAGCGGTGGTGGCTGGGCGGCGCTTTGGCAAAACGTTTTTATCGACTACCGAGCTACTGCGCGTGGCTACCAGTAAGCCGAACAGTAATGCTTGGTACGTGGCGCCTACCTACAAGGCGGCTAAGGACATTGCGTGGGATATGCTGACCTCTACGATACCCGAGGGCTATATCCGCAAGCGCAACGAGTCCGACCTATCCCTGCGGCTTATCAACGGCTCAACTATATCGCTCAAGGGCGCGGAGAACTTCGACAGTCTGCGCGGGCGCTCGCTAGACTTCTGCGTGCTCGACGAGTTTGCGGATATGAAGCCCGAAGCGTGGTTTGAAGTCATACGCCCATCGTTATCGGATCGCAAAGGCTCGGCGCTGTTTATCGGGACGCCCAAAGGGCGTAACCACTTCTACGACCTATGGACTAAAGGCTGTGACAAAGAGCCAGAGTGGTCTAGCTTCCAGTACACAACCCTAGACGGCGGGAACGTAGACGAAGAAGAGATAGAGCAGGCGCAGCGTGACCTGGATGAGCGCACGTTTCGCCAAGAGTACCTTGCCAACTTCGTAAACTACTCCGGCGTGATCTATTATAATTTTGATCGAAACGAATCAGTCAAAGAGTGCCCTTTTCTGGATGATAATGATGTAGAATTGAAGTCGAGCCCCAAGCTTAGGAGGAACTTCAATGCCGTATAAAGACCCAGAATTACGCAAGCAAAAGGCAAAAGAGTATTCGCGAGCGAGTTACTTACGCAACAAGGAAAAGGTAAACGCCAGAAGCAAGCAATGGGCGGAAGAAAACGCCGAGCGCATGAAGGAGTTGCAAGCCGAGTGGTACTTGGAGAACAAGGACAAAGTCAAGGCGCAACGTGAAGCTTGGGCAGAAGCTAACCCAGAAAGGGCTAAGGAGCTTCAGCGCCAATCTAGAAAGCGGACAGGTAGCGGCAAAGCGTGGAAGGCTGAGAACAAGCACAAGGTAAACGCCTATGCTTCAAAGCGTAGAGCTTGCGAACGTAACGCAACCCCAAGCTGGATTAGTGAGATTGACGAGTTTATAGCCGAGGAGATTTTCTTGCAGCGCGAGGATATAAGTTCGGCGACAGGGATTAAGCACGAAGTCGATCATGTTATCCCGCTAGTTAGTGAGGAAGTCTGCGGGCTTCACGTTTGGTGGAATATGCGAGTTATCACTGAATTTGAAAACCGCAGCAAAGGTAACAAGCTTTGATTCTGCACATCGGTTTAGATATGAACATCGACCCCATGAGCGCTGTTGTTGCAGTTGTTAGAGACAGCACCATCTGGGTTATTGATGAGATAGTCATTTTTGGCTCTAACACTGACGAAGTGGTGGATGAGATTAAAAACCGATACGCTGGGCACAAGTGCATAATCTACCCAGACCCGGCGTGCAGACAGCGCAAA